ACCGCTGGAGACCCATGGTCACTAGAGATAACCACCCGCGATGCAGGAGTCGTAGAGACAATCGACGTCACAGAAACCATCGAATCCACCTCTACCACTACCTCGCTCTCTATCTTCTCGCAATAACAACACCTGCATACGCAGAAGATCCAAAGGTACAAAACACATCTAACCCTGTTGCAGCCGCAACGGGCAATGTTACAAACCAAGCTGTACAATTCCAAAACAATGGTGCACCAAGTAGACAGATATTTGGTGCTAATAACTCTTGCAACGGCGCTACAATGACGTTTAGTCCATTTTACATGGGCAATGACACGATTCCGTACGAAGCTGACGGTTATGTTCGGTCTAACAACTACGGTATGCAGATGTCTTTCATGATTCCGCTAGACGGCAGCATGATTGAACAGTGCAAACAGATAGCACGTAGGCACGAACAGACAATGCGGCTTCAATACGAGTTGACAAGAGCACTGAAGTGTACAGAAATCATGAAGGCTGGCTTCACATTTAGGCCAGGCAGTCGTGTCGAAGTCATATGTCACGACATTGTACCTATAGTTTCACTATCGAATGAAAAAGAAAGCAACGGAGGATCAGTTCAACGAACTGCACAATCTGGTAACTAAAGAGTTTCTCTCTCGCATTAAATCAGGCGAGGCTACAACACAAGACCTGAAAGCAGCGTGTGATTGGTTGAAGACCAATGACATCAGTGGTGTTGCTATGGAAAGCAACCCTCTTGCAAAACTAGCTGCTGTAATGCCAGAAGTTGATCCTGATCTTGTCCAATCTAGACTGTACGGAAAACGGTGAACACATCTTCCTACTACAAATCTAACCCACGAGCAAAGCGGCGCAGGCTAAAGCAGCAGGCACGCTACAACAAAACACAAAAGGGTCTCAAGATCCGTACGGCTGCGAACAAGCTCAACCGCAAGCTTGGTACGTACGGCAACGGAGACGGCAAAGATGCATCTCACACAGGTCCTGGTAAAGGAAAAGTTGAGACAGCATCGACTAACCGCCGTCGTCCACGAATGAAACAGCGTTACGCATAGTAGTTTACTACGCTCACATGACCCCTTTGTTCCCTACACCTGACCACTACCTTTACAACCTAATAGCCATGACGTCTCCAGAAGCTAAGCGCCTGTGGAGGCGCAGTATCAAAGAATACTTTGGAAAAACATGTGTCTATTGTGGAGAGACTTATGAATTACACGAACTTACTCTGGATCATGTCCACCCAAGAACCTATGGCGGGCAGGATATTACAAGCAACTTGGTACCTTGTTGTAAGAAATGTAATCAGGCAAAAGGGAGCAACCATTGGTTGACCTGGATGAGACAAACATTCGGCATCAATCGACTAAGAGAAACTCTTATTTATTCGCATATTAAGTAATGGCACAATCTAAACGCACTTCTGCTAGCTACTTGGCAGAGAGTCGCAATACGAAACCGCTTTCTAAAGCAATGTATAACTGGGCTAAGGCAAACATGTCTAAGCTCAAACAGCCGACCAAGGCTCAAAAGAAAATCTTTGAAAAGTACAAAGCTATGAAAGCTGCTGGTGATACGCCAGCTAACCCTAAACCCCGACCTAAACCCGCTCCGGCAGCACCATCTTCTAAGCCTGCATCTAAACCGGTTCAATCAAAACCTACTGCCAAAGCTACACCCAAACCAGTCCAATCTAAAACCACCACTAAAGCTAAAACTGGTTCTGGCGTACAAGGCAAGCCACGTCCAGTCGGATCACCAGGACCAAACGTGACTAAGCCCTACGGCACGCTTGATCGCAGCGGTGCAAATGTTCGACGCAACCTGCAAGATGCACAACGTTCACGTACGGCTGCTAGTGCAGAAGTCCGTGCAGCAGGTGGTTCTAGACGCCGTAGCACTGCTGCTATTGACCGTGAAGTAAAGCGTAACGAAGGCAGTGTACGTAGTGCACAACGTCGCAGAGAAGAACGTCGTCGTCGTGCACGGAGACGTGGTTTGCAACGCAACCGTCGTCAAATGCTTTCCCGTAAATACAACAAAGACTAATGGCAAAACGTACTTACAATCGTCGCGGACGTACAACCGCTAAAAAACCTGTCCGCAATGATGGCCGCGGCCGTCAACAACGACTGAAAGCTGCACAAGTTGCACGTGACACTGGCTCTAAAGACCGTGTGACCCGTGGTCGTGGTGTGACTCGTACCCGTACCGGCGCACCTCGTGGTGCACAAGGTCCAGCTAATCCTCCACAGCAAGGTCCTAGCCGTCGCGTAAGTGGCATGATTGGTTCACGTAACACACCTGCTACCAAAACACAAACCGGACCACCAAGACCTGCAGGTCCGAAAGCTAGCCGCGTCGGTAGTCAACTTCGTACTGCTGCAAAGGTCGGCACCATCGTCAACCCACGCTCTGACATCCCTGCTAAAGCTGTAGCTGCTGCAAGTTTGCTGGCAGACCTGATGAAACAACGTCAGCAAGGTAAAACCAAGCCTGCAAAACGTGGCATGTCCAGCATGGGCAAAGACTACAAAGCCAAAGAAAAAACACTTGGCCGTAAAGCAATCGCTGAAAGCTTTGACCGTGCCTTTGCTGCTGCACGTAAAGCTGGTAAAAAGACCTTCACCTTCCGAGGTAAGAAATACAACACCAAACTCAAAGGTGAGTAATACATGACCAACGTCGTCCTGGCGTTGCAAGATGATTTCAAGCTGTTTCTGCAGGCTCTGTGGTCACAGCTTGATCTTCCTTCGCCTACTCGTGCTCAATATGCAATCGCAGACTATCTTCAACATGGACCTAAGCGTCTTCAAATACAGGCTTTCCGTGGTGTGGGAAAGAGCTGGATTACTGGAGCCTTTGTTCTGTGGACACTTTTCAATGACCCTGAAAAAAAGATCATGATTATCTCAGCTTCTAAAGAAAGAGCTGACAACATGTCTATCTTTTTGCAGAAGTTGATCATCGAGACACCTTGGTTGTCTCACCTAAGACCTAAATCTGACGACTCTCGCTGGTCACGCATCAGCTTTGACGTCAACTGTAGCCCTCACCAAGCACCATCCGTTAAATCAGTCGGTATTACTGGTCAGTTGACTGGTAGTCGGGCTGATTTAATGATTCTGGACGACATTGAAGTCCCTGGTAACTCCATGACAGAACTCATGAGAGAAAAGTTGCTTCAATTATGTACAGAAGCTGAGTCAATCCTTACACCAAAGGATGATTCACGAATTATGTTCCTTGGTACACCACAGACAACCTTCACTGTTTACCGTAAGCTCGCTGAGAGGGCCTACAAGCCCTTTGTTTGGCCTGCTAGGTACCCTAGGAAGGTAAGCCAGTACGAAGGCCTGTTAGCGCCGCAGCTAGTGGCCGATATAGACGACGGTGCAGAAGCTTGGAACGTAACTGACCCCGATCGCTTTTCTGATGATGACCTTATCGAACGTGAAGCGGCGATGGGAAGGTCTAACTTCCTTCTTCAGTTCATGCTGGATACTAGCCTGTCTGACGCTGAGAAGTTCCCACTCAAGATGGCTGACCTTATCGTCACCTCTGTTAATCCTACTGATGCTCCAGATTCCATCATCTGGTGCTCAGACCCAAAGAACGTACTCAAAGAACTACCGACTGTCGGACTACCTGGAGATTATTTCTACAGTCCAATGCAGTTACAAGGAGAATGGCATCCTTACCAAGAGACAATCTGCTCGGTTGACCCGTCGGGTCGTGGCTCAGATGAAACAGCGGCAGCTTTTATCAGCCAACGCAACGGTTTCTTGTACTTGCACAAAATGTGTGCTTACAGAGACGGATACAGTGACAACACACTCCTTGACATTCTAAAGCACTGCAAACGTTACAATGTGACAAAACTCGTTATCGAAACTAACTTTGGTGACGGCATCGTTGCTGAACTGTTCAAAAAACACCTTCAGCAGACAAAACAAGGCATTGACGTTGAAGAAGTTCGCGCCAATGTACGTAAAGAAGACAGAATTATTGATTCCCTTGAACCTGTCATGAATCAACACCGCTTGGTCGTTGATAAAGACGTCATCGATTGGGACTACAAGTCCAACAAAGACGAAGCCCCTGAAAAAAGACTCCTGTACATGCTCTTCTATCAAATGTCCCGTATGTGCAGGGAGAAAGGTGCTGTCAGACACGACGACAGGATCGATGCTCTTGCTCAAGGTGTCAAATACTTCACTGACTGCATGTCTATCTCGGCACAAGAGGCTGTCAACCAAAGAAAACGTGAAGATTGGAATGACATGCTCAGGGCTTCTATCGAAGACCCTCAAGGGCTGACAAATCATCTAGTCCTTGGACTAAATACTGAACAAAGACAACAGAGCCGTAATTCCTCCAGAACCCATATACCGACATGGGTCTCACGTTAGACTCACTTTACGAACTCATGTATACAGGGAGAGGGAAGGGTGGACCCGACCCCTGACTGGGGAAGGAGACAATCTTTCCCCTTTACTAGCCCTAATATATTATCCGGGTAGCAAGACCGGTAGACATATTATTTCATATTATTTACTTAAGTGTCATTAATGTTATTAATGTTATTAACTTAAATAATTTTATTAATTTCATTTATGTCATTTAACTAAAATAATATCTACGTCCTTATATGTCCTGATATATACCACCAATACTCTATATATACTCTATATACGCTATGGAATTTGAGTTACACGATACACGTATCATGAAATGTAAGGTATGTGATACAGAAGTTCCTGTGAACGTTAATTATCCGATCACAGAAGTTACTTGTCAGAAATGTTGGTCTAAACAAAAGTCCGATAAAAAATGACAAAAATTTCTTAAGTCTATTCACGCAGGATCATGGACGCAGCAACCCCCATGGCCCCCTCGTTTTACGTCCAGGACCGGGTGGACTGGTCTTGCCGTCCAGCCAGAACCCTTGCAATGACTGGGATCTGAGGCCTTTGCGTACCTGTGTGAAAGGCAGATACGCAAGGTTATTTGGTAGCCGTTGCTACCGTATATACCGTATACATATATAGATCGCGCGGGTTACCTCTCTCCCTCAATCTCACCCAATCTGTGGCGCCACATAAGCTGGACTTATCACCACTGATAAGCAAGACTTATCGTACTGGGGCTTGACACTGACCAGGCCCAGGGGCAATGATGGCGTCAGCAATCAACCAATGCTCATGACCACAACCGACCACCGCGCAGCCATTGCTCTGTGTGAGTCCTTGGATCAACTCCAGGACTATGTGCAGAAACAGCCCAAAGCCCTTGACGTTGTTTTCGACGTCTGCGAACACTGGGTCTATGAAGCCCTTGTCATCCGAATCGAAGGAGAGTGCTGAGATGTACCAAGTCTTTCAATACTTCGGTTGTGACGACGGCTGGCAGCCTGTCACCGACTATGTGGACCAAACCACCGCAGCCCGTCGTCTCCGTCTCCGTCGTGCTTGCCGCGGCCACCTGCACATCTACGCCATCCGCCGCAAGTACAGCAACCGCAACCTGGACCTGTCTGACCTGCCTTTCGCCTTCGCCGCATGATGAAAGCTCTCACCGTCTACCTGTCCATCATCTTCCTTGTCACACTAGGCCTAGGTGCCTGGGTGAATGACTTCACAGCCCGTCAATGCGTGGCTAGAACAGGCCAAACCTATCAAGAGTGCAACCAATGACCACCGCAACCTACACGCTCCCGACTCACTGGGCTTCAGCACTGATTAACGGTGACTGGTCAGGTCTGGATGAGCACGACGAAGAGGCTCTAACCCGTGTAATGCACGGTGAGGCATTGCCTGACTGTCTGGACGTCCTGGATGACTCAACCTTCCGCAAGTATCACGACGCTCAACCTTACGGTGTCCTGGCTTGCGACTGTTCAACCTTTGTTTTCCCTGACGATCAATGACCATGTACAAGCTCCAAGACCGTGTCTATGTAGGCAGCTCTATCGGATACTTCAAGTTCATTGACATTGAAACGTTCGAAGATAGAGAACTTGCCTACAAAGAGCTTGAGAACTTCAAGCGCAGCCCTGCATCATTCGATCCATTCATTACCACAACTGAACAATGAGAGAACGAATCACCAATCGCCACATTCAATTTCAGCTATCTTTGCTGAATGATGTGATGGGAACTCCTGAAAATGTTGTGACCGATGGTAAACACAACGTTGGCAACATTCACCTCCACGATTACAACATTGTGCAGACAAAGAATGAGGCCGGAGGTATTGCAGTTCTCGCTAGATGTAATTCTAAACGCGAGGCACATTCAGCCATTCAGGGTATGTACGAAACAGTACGTCAGTTCCGTTTACATCGTGGCATCTGATTATGTATTCTTCTGAACGCATCAATGACACTGCCAGTTGTTACTATGAACGCATCTATTTTGACGATCAAACTGTTGCAATTGTCCAGGATTACTACAAACCAACTAACATCGGACTAATGAGAATGTATCACTATGTGATCACTTCAACCAACGAATGTGCACAGGGTTTCTATACAGTAGCCGACGCAAAAGCTGAGCTATTTGTGAAACTCGACGCCCAACTTCTCACCACTAAATAACATCAACCCGGCAACATTTCAGCCGGGTATTTTTTCAAACCTTCACAATCACAACTCAGGGACGCACCATGGACTCAACACTGCAACACGCGCGACGTGTAAGTGATGGCACCGGCCTCGCTGTCTATCAACTCAAGGACGTGTACGGCAGATCACTGGCGTATC